CATGATCGCCCCGATGTACCTATCCTTACTTTGAGAGAAGCAAGGATTGCTTTATTCTTAAAAACGTTCTGGGTGGCAATCCATGTTGTCACCTGTTTTTTTATTATGGCTAACACTATAAGACATTGGTAGTTGACAATTTCTAAAAACTAATGTATAATAATACTATGAAACACGGTATTATTGCACAAGAAGTTGGGGAGTTGTTTCCAGAAATGTTTATTATCGATAACCCGCTGTCTACAAGGCTTTTAAAGCATTTTTAGTTCATCACGCACTTACAAGGAATTAATGTATGAATTTAGATTTTGGCGGTACTAGTTACGACAGTGACACACAGTACAAAATGATACATAATCTGTTACACGAAGGTGTGTTTACTGTAGAGTTTACTAAAATTAGCGGTGAACTTCGTACAATGAACTGTACCTTACACAAGGACTGGATGCCCACTGAAGCAATTCGAGAGCATCATCAAACTCGGTTGTACGATCCAGAGACTGTAGCGGTTTGGGATACAGACAAACAGGCTTGGCGTAGTTTTAAAACAATGCGTGTAATTTTAATCAAGGAGAAAATCAATGACACAGAATTGGACACTTAATGTAGAAGAAGATCCAGAAACCGGAGATGCTATTTTAACGTTCCCTCCAGACATGCTAGAAAAAGCAGGTTGGAAAGAAGGAGATACGCTAGAGTGGATTGATCGAAAAGACGGTTCTTGGGAACTTAAAAAGAAAAAAGAAACCGAATGGGTTCTTGTTGAATGTGTTAGTACATTCCGCGAACGCTATATGGTTGAGGTTCCAAAAGGTCAAGAACTTTGGGCACTAGATACTGTTACAATGAACGAAGCTAAAGAATTTAGCCAAGAACATATTGGCGAACAAATTATCAGTCACCGTGTTGTTACCAAAGAAGAAGCACTGGCTATGTGCGACAAGGAAAATAGCTACGGCGCAAGTTGGGACGAAGGAACCAAGATTAAAAACTTCTTTACCACTTGGGAAGAGCAAGAAAGCCAATGAAAGAAAAACTTTTAGTTGTGGCAGTAATTTTATTAGTAGTGGCATTAGGAGGTTTATTTCTCTTCTTGCCCAAACAGAGTACAAGAGTGTATAATTGTACATGGGCCGAAATTAGTCCCGATATGCCCCTAAAAGTTAAAGAAGAATGTCGTAAACGTAATATAGAAAGCTCTAAATGACTAAACGAATTGGTTTTGCCTGCAAATGGATCGATCATCCCGGTCAGGTAAACGGCATTAAGCCCAAAGACGATGCTAAAAAATATAATACTGGCAGTACTACAGTTGCTTGGTTAAATAGACAAAGTAAAGAAGTAGCAGAACAGAAGCTTTGGGATTTAATGGAGCAAAATCTGCTATCAACTAAACTTCTTGTAGAAAGAGTAGGTAAATTAGATGAAAGTCTTAGGATGGTTCGGCTTAGCAGTGATCTTCTTCCTGTGTATACCGAACCTACTTGGAGTTATTTTTGGCGCCGTAACGATGTTAGGGACCGCTGTTCTAATCTTTTTAGCAACATCGGTAATGTTGCTAGGGCTAATAATGTACGGCTTAGTTTTCATCCCGGTCAGTTTACTGTATTGGCTAGCGACAATCCTGAAATAGTAAATAGAAGTATAGAAGAATTTGAATATCATGCAGATATGGCCAGGTGGATGGACTTCGGGAAGACGTTTCAGGACTTTAAGATTAACGTCCACATTGCAGGTAGGGCCGGTCCCGCAGGTATCAAAGCAGTTATCCCAAGACTCAGCACCGAAGCAAGAAACTGCCTCACAATCGAAAACGACGAAATTTCGTGGGGTATCGATTCGAGCTTAGAACTAGTTAACGACTGTGCTCTAGTTTTAGATATACACCATCATTGGATACACACAGGAGAATATATTAATGCAAAAGATGACCGTATTAAAAGGATTATTGATAGTTGGCGTGGTGTTCGCCCTGTTATTCATTACTCCGTCAGCCGTGAAGATGTACTTGTTGGACATTCCCGATCACAGTTACCCTCTCTTAGTCCGTTAATTGAAAACGGATACAAAAAAGGTAAACTTAGAGCTCACAGTGATTTCTACTGGAATTCAGAAGTAAACAACTGGGCGTTAACCCACCTTGAGTGGGCTGACATTATGTGTGAGAGCAAAGGCAAAAATCTTGCATCCCGATCGTTATATGAACATTATGTAAGATGAGGACATTAAAAAAGGGCTAATAGCCCTTTTTTTATTTTGCTTTCTTTGTTGTTTTCTTAACAGCCTTAGCAGGTTTTGCTTCAGTTGTTTTTGGCGCCTTTGGAGCACGTGGCTTTTTGGCTGGTTTGGCTGGAGCAGATAGCTCTAGTGGTTCCAAATCTAATGCAACAGCTACAGGATCTGCCTTGACCTCTGCAGGCGCCTGTACTGGTTCTACTACCAACGGAATTGGTGTAGTTGCGGCTGGTTCAGGTACTTTGTACGGTGCTGATTCTATCGCCGGTGCTGGCGCTACTTCGGCTGGTTTGCCTGTGAAAAATTCTTTAATTTTCTTAAACATCGATGTCTCCTTGCAAGTAATATTCGATATTGTATTTAATACTATGTTAACTATACTATAAAAAATCGTTTTCCTCGCTTTGACAAACATAAAATAAATACTTGTTAGAAGACTACCTGCTATTATGTCGGCAGTTTTAACCAGAATAAATATGGTATAGTACAGAGGAAATCATGCCACTAAATCAACAACTTATCAATATCGGTACAGAACCAAATGACGGAACAGGCGACAGTGTCTACGTAGCGTTTCAAAAAGTAAATTCAAATTTTTCAGACATTTATACATTATTGGGTTTTGGTGCTGGATTTAGCTTCTTAAGATTGAAAGAGGCGCCAGCATCTTTAAGACCAAATGCAATTCTTCAAGTTAACGAGTTAGGTACGAAATTCCTTAATAAAGTACTAGTGGCAGGTACAGGCATTAATATTGATGTAGTATCTAGCTCAACTGAAATTAGAATTATTAACACGGCCTCAAGCCTTGCCAGTGATAAGAATCCAACATTATCTGCAGATATTAGTGGTGAAAACGCATTTAGTTTGATCAATATGGATAACAGCGGACCCCATGCAGATTGGGATGCTGTTAGTAGAAAATGGATATACGAAAATTTTGTTAACAGAGACGGTATTACTATCTATGATAATACCAGTACTTTGGAAACTCAGTATAACGGTTCTAGCACTATTAGAAGTAATGTAGTATTACTTTCTTCTCCTACTAGTTCTACACACTTAGTAAACAAAGGTTATGTTGATACACTAGTAGACTCTAGCGGTTTTGCAAGTAGTCAAAACTTCTTTGTTGCATTAACTGGTGACGATCATCAATACAGTTTGCCTAGTTTTAAGAGAGGCCGTGCATTTGCTTATGCATTTAAAACAGTTAATCGAGCCGCTCAGGCCGCAGAACAATTTATTTCTGCTAGTCAGATTACATTAGGCCCATACCAAAAAACTGTTTCTATGAGCAACGGAACAGCAAGACCTGTAGTTACTAGCGTAGCATCAAGTACACTACTCGATGCCAGTTCATTTGGAATACGATTAAGATTAAGTTTAGATGCGGCTTCTATTAATATTGGCAGTGATCCTTACATTAATAAGAGTATATTTCCCGGTAACTATATCATTGGAGCAAGAAGTGAAGCTGTTGCGTTAATTGAAGCAATTACACTAGATTCTATCAATGGATATGAATATTATGATGTAACTCCTGTAGATTATGCCAAACCTTATAGAATGGCTATACAGGCAAACCCATTCAGTTATAACGACTATATTACACCCGGTAGTAACCAAACTGAACTAATTTATACCTTAGATGTTGCTGACAGTATTGACATTCCAGATTTCTGGATTGGATATAAATTTGTTATTACAAATTCTAGCTACAATGTTATTGCCTATGGATATATTAAAAATATATTACAAGAATTTGATGAAGATTTTAACGTTCGAGATCAAATTGTTGTCGATTTCCAAGACGGTGTTGGCCCGCCAAACGGCGATCTAATTGACTATGATAAGTGGCATGTTTACTCTGCCGATTTTGAAACAAACGAAGAAATTATTTGGGGTCAGAAACAGAACAAAAATCAATGTACTAT